TGCCATCGTTGGTCACCTCAAGAGCGGCGACCAATTGCAATGAATGTACCTGCTTGTTCCGGGGCTTTTGCGGTAGCATCGCCACCACCAGCCACTTCACCAGCACTGATTCGGATTGTTGTACCGTCAATGCGTACATCGGGTGCAAAAACCAGCGATGAAACTGGTGGCGATGCACCTGTGTCTGTTGAGTCACGGACAGCAATAGCACCACTGCTGTTTGCACCGGCAAAGTCAATGCTTGAAAGCATTGAACTCAAGTCGATATTGATGTCGGCGGCTCCATAGGAACCTGTGATAATCATTCGGTCACCGAAAACGGTTGGTCGGGGGTCAATTGTAATAGCCATTATTGTTCATCTCCTGTTGTTGATTCTGGTTGTGCCTCTGCGGGTTCTTCTGCGACTGTCGCAGGTTCTTCCGGCTCTGGTACAGGCTCTGGTGCGGGTTCTGGGTTAAGAACATTTTCGACCATGCCAAGGAGGGTTGCTTTGGTTGCATACTTGCCAACCGTTGCACCGTTGTCCTTTAGCCAAGCCGTGATGTCCTTTCGTGTCCATCCCTCATCAGGTAAGCCATCTTCACCGAGGTCTGTGGTCACAGGTTCTGGGTTGTCGCCTTCGATTCTCCACCATTTGGCAGAGAACCGGTGACGGTATTCGTTCAAGAACTCCTGTGTCACTTCCAACGGTTGCTGGCGAATCGCCACCAATCGTGTACAAGGAACCCTTCGTTCATAGAAGGGGCCCAGTGAAGTCACCGTAGGCACTTAACCACCTCAAGCCACAATCATCCAGCAAGTCACAAGTGCATCCGAGGTGCCAGTGACTGTAAATTGAGCAACACCTGCTGTGATGTTCTTCAAAGTCACAGCGGCTGATTCCGTGCTGTTGTCGCCAACAATCACGGCCAAAATCTTGGTTGCATCTCCTGAAACGGTGATGGTTTCGTCATTGACCAATTTCGTTGTGAATTGACCGCAAACTAATTTTGCACCGGCTGTTGCGTTGGTAGTATTGGTGTTCTTTGCTTGGAAACCAGAAATTGAGCCGGGGTAAGACCCAGCCGCCGCACCGCCGTCAAGCCATGCTGTGTCGGTTTCCAAAGTTCCTGCATAAAGGTCGAGAGTAAAACTCTCAGTAAATGCCGCGCTTCCACTTGGTGTGTATGTTATTCCCATATTTGTTCATCTCCATATTTTTTTTGTTCACCATCAATCTCAAGACAAATCTCGGATTGAACCATGACCTCCAAAGAAAGTTGTCCAGACTTCACCCATTGTTCGGTAAAGTCCCTCTTGACCGAGGCGGTTAATGGCGAATGGGTCACCGGTTTCAATACCAGACTCGTAGTACTGAGTTGGTTTTGCAACACTAAAGTGAAGGTAGTCAGTGTCCAAGAAGTACATTCGGCTGATGCCGTCTGCTGTGACATCCTTGGATGGGATGATTGGGACACCGTTGTAGGTAGCGACGATGAATCCGGCTTCGATACCGGGGACACCCTTGACGCCGCCCATGGTTGGGGTCACACGCTTTTCTTCCATGAACCGCTGTTGGCTCTGGAGGAGTTGTTGCAGGCGCATCAAAGTGTCATATCCTGTGAGGATGACCTTTGGATTGCCACCACGGACCCAAATCTTCTGGAAGATGTCGTCGATGTGGTCGAGGCTGAGAACACGCTCAGTCAGCGAAGCGTCAGTTGCGACATTGACTTCTGCGTCAGACCAAGTGTTTTCACTTCGGTCGATGCTGTAAATGTCAAGGTCAGCGGCGTCACTCACATGCGCAGTGTTCGTGGTTTGTGAACCAGCGCCGACTGGGCCGGTACCGGTGCTGTCCATGGTGCTTGAAGCAGTGATTCGGTCCAAGGACTCGTAATCGTTGCCAGCAGGAGTGTCAACATCTTGCAAAAGCATCTTGTTGATTTCCTCTGCGTGGTGCTTGCCCATTTCCTCTTTGAGGACGGAGCGGATGTCACCAAGACCGTCATCCTTGTCGTTAAGGAAGATTGCAACTTCGCTCATGTCGAAGGTGTGTGAAATGGTCTTTGGCTTTGCGGCCACATGTTGGAAGACAGGCTTGGTGGTTTCTGGAAGTGTTCCATTCTCAGCAATGCCGCCACCCTTGGTTGAGTCAGGGCGAGCGGTCACGACACGCCATCCAGAGCGGTCCCAAGGTTTCTTGGGCAAAATGCTGAATGCGTTGAATTCTTGGTTGAGTTGGGACCACACTTTGCGTCCGTAGATTGCTTGGTAGGTACCAGCAGTCGTCGAGAGCATTGGTGCGTCAGCCTTCAGAAGTTCACTACCGGAGTATGCGTAGCCCATGTTTGAGCCTGCACCGTAGTAGTAGCGTTCCATATCGTTAATTGTTCGTAGGTAATTTCGTGCCATAATTCATTCCTCCTCATTCAAATGCTTTCCCCGCAAGACTGTGGACTTCGTCCCAAGACATGTTTGCGAGGTCTTCGGTTGAAGGGACATTGATGGATGGTGCGGCGGCCGACTTGCGGATGCTTGCACCTTCGGCGGAGCCGAGGTTGTCGATGCGACTGCTCAAGGAGGCGATTGCCTTCTCGATAGAAGCAAGTGGTTGGCGTGCGTCAAATTCTTGAGCACGGCGGGATTCGACTTCGTGAGTCTGTTCCTTGGCGAGCCGGTCAGCGAACACATTTCCAAGAGAGGACTTGAGTTGCTTTTCGATGGATGCGGCCTTGTAGGCTTCGTATGCCATCTCGACTTGAGCAGAGGTGAGGTCTGCTGGGTGAAGGAAGCCCTTTGCAACATCTGCTTTGGAGCCACTGTTCAGGGCGCTGATTGCGCCGGTTGATGGGTTGCCGCCTTCTTGGGCTCGTCCACGGACTTGTCCAGCGAAGTATTCAGCACCGTCAACGGACGATGGGTTGTCGAAGCCACCAAGTTGTGCCTTCTCCAAGTTGTCGAAGTGAGAGCGTGCGCCAGCAGTGTCAACACCGCCAGCCTTGAGTGTGTTCTCCATCCAGTGGAGGTAGTCAGATGAGATGACATCGCTGTATTCGGATTTTGCGGCCATGTCGTCGCCACCGTACGATGCTTCTTTCTTACCGTCTTCGGCCATTTCTTTGTCTTTTGGCTTGTCTTCGGAAGGTTTCTCTTCATCTTTTTCTTCTTTCTTTTCGTTCATGGCGGCAAAAGGATTTTTGTCTTCCTTTTCCATTCCATCAAGTCGCATGTTGATTCGGTCCAGTACGGACGATAGTTCATTCATTGTTGTGTCTTCTGTCATATTCGTGTCCTCCTTCAAAATTCTAAAGGTTGCTTCGGGGTTGATTCCCTTTTCGCAAATCGTCACTTCGTGGAGTTCTAACTTGGAGATTTCAGTGTAATCTCCATGCTTTGAATCGGATTTGTTGACACGCTTGAAAGCCTGTCCTCCGATACTGAACCCCCGTAGGGCACCCTTGCGAATTTCATTGGCCACTTCTCGGGCCTTTTCGATGTCATCACGAAGTTTGATGACAACAAAGAGTCCGGCATCATCAACGCCGGATTTCCAAAGTCGTCCACTGCTATCAGTGTAAGAGTCG